ATGCCGGCGCATTATCCGGCCCGGTCTCCACGCCGCCCTCCAGCTCGCCGATCATTGGTTTGGGAGCCAGCACCGCTGCCGGCTGCTCCTTGGCCGTGACCAGCGGAACGACGGCCGCTTGTTTTGGCGGTTGCGGATTCACGGCATCGAAACGCTCGGCAAACGTCGCGGGAAGGCGGCTGCCAGCGTCCGAGCCGATCTCGGCGGCCTCGGTCGGCGGTGCGGCGATTAGCGGCTCGTTTTGCGGCGTGAAGTGCGCAGTATCCGGCCCCACTGACGGAGCCGCCGGGATAGCGGCCGTATCGACCGGTGGCGTCTCCACCGGAGCTGATTCTGTTGCTGCCGGGTCTACTGAAGACGTTTGGACAGGCGGCGTCGTCACCGGTGCTGATTCTGTCGTCGGGGCCGTGGTGCTGCCGGGGCCGTAGATTTTCTCGGCGGTAGCCTTGCTGCTGGCGTCCTGTTTGGCTTGCGCCGCCAGCAATGCCCGCATCATGCCGATCTCGCCGAGCGAGTCGCCGATCGAGGCCAGCCCCTCGCCAAGGGTCTTCGGGTAGCCCTTCTTGCCGCCGCCCATCATCATCTGCAGGGCGATGCGGCGGCGCATCTCCATGGTGCCGTAGCCGCCGGGATCGTTGCCGAAAAACGAGAACATCCCCGGCGCGTCGTCTGTCCTTGCCATCACGCCACCCTCAGAATGTTGCCCATGACCCGTTCATGGTCGACGTACTTGATGCCGCCCTTGGTCTTGACCGCGCCCTTGTCGATCTTCTCGACGTCCTGCGCCATCGGGCCGACATGCCGGGTCTTGTCCGGGTCGCGCTTGAACGCATATTCGTAGATCGGCAGTTCTTTACGACTGCTGTCGCCATCGGCGTTCTTGAGCTTCGCCGGCTCGTTCTCATCGACGTCGGTGGCGAACACCGTCCCGACGCGGACGATGTCTTCCTTCTCGCGGCGATCCGACATCCCCATCTTCATCATGCCGCCGGCCATGCCGAGAATCCCGCCCATCAACTGGTTGTAGTTCTGGGATTCCTGCTTGTAGACGTCCATGTCCTGATTAAAACGGCTGTTGATCAGGCCTGCGACGTCAGTGGTCGGGACTTGATTATTCGGGGTATTGACGAAATTCGGGTTGGAGATTTGCGAACCAGACAATAGCGCCGAGATCTCGTTGATCGGCTGGTTCCGCGCCGCGAACTTCTCGTTCATCCACTGGCCGCGCGACATATTCTGCGCGTTGAAGGCGGCCTGCTTCTGCGCCAGTTGCTGCGCCAGACCGGCATTGAGAAACTCGCCGCGGGTTGCCTGCTGCTGGAAGCCTTGGGACTGCGCCTGATTCTCGAACGCGGCGCGTTGCTGCGCCATCTGCATCATGCGCGCCTGCTCGTCGCCGGCAGCGCCCACGGCCGCGAACCGGGCGTCGTTGGCCTGCCGGTTGTAGTCGTCCATCGCTGACGAGTAGGCCTGACTGCCGTAGCGGATGCCTTGATCGGCCAGCCGTTGCTCGACGTTGCCGCGCTCGCGCGCGAGCTGCGGGTTCATGCGCTGCATCAGCGCGTTTTCGTACTTGTCGCGGCTGGCCCCGAAATCATCCTCGCCGTAAGTCTTGGTGATGTCCCACGACGGGCCGAACTCCGTCGCCGCGCCCTGCATCTTGGCGATGGCGTTGGCGTCGCCCATTTCCGGCGCGCCGGAGAGATCAAGATCCTGCCCAAGGTGCCGCGACAGCCGATCCGACTGCACGTTCGCCATGCCGGCGAGATTGAACTTGGCGGCGTCGCCCTGATCCTTGATCGCCTGCTGCTGCGGCGACAATTGCTGCGTCGCCGAGAAGGTCGGGATGTCGACCGTCATCCCGGTGTAGGGATCGTTCCACTGGTGCGAGCCGGTGACGTCGTAGCGCAGCGATCCGTCAGGCGTGTACTGGTTGGTGTTATTCAGGAACGCATTGGTGATCGCGGTGCCGACATTGGTCGAGGTCGAGGCGCGCGCGGTGTCGACCGGGTTCGGTGGCGCGGGGGCGGATGGTTTGGACATGGCCTAGTACCCGGTCGGCGGTATTTGCTGCGGCTGCTGGAGCTGCTGTTGCACTTGCGGCGGGAGCTGCCCGCCTTGCGGCGGCGGCATGCCCTGAAGCGGTATGCCTCCTGCGCCACCCATCATGCCGCCCATCTGCGCGCCGGGGGGCATCGGCTGTGGCAGCGGCATTGCGCCGGCGGCGGCCATTGATGGAGTAGGACCGGGAGGCGGCATGCCTTGTTGCCCCTGCATCCCTTGCGGCGGCATCGGCGGCGGCTGCGGCATCTCGATTTGCGGCGGCGGATTCTGGATGTTGAGGAGCGCCTGCGTGATGCGGTCGCGTCCCGGATTGCCCGCGGTTGGGTCTGCGCCATATGGCATGGGCATTACGCGGCCTCTTTCTGTTGTTGTTTTTCTTGTTGACGCTTGAGGCGCTGGTTGAAGCGGTTGCTGATCCAGTTCTCATAGGTCAGGCAGCACAACACGCCGTCATGGTCGCGCCCCAGCATCCTCGGAATCGGAATGAAGTAATAGTTCAGGTCGGCGAGGTTGCCGAGCAAACGCTCGTCGTTCGCTGAATTACGCTGCACCACCATCTGGCAGCCGCAATCGATAAACGGATAGCTGTACGATCGCTTCAGCGTTTCCGGCGTCACCCAGTACTTGCCGGGGAGCGCCGCCCCTGAGATCTCGATGACCTGCGCTTCCGGCTCGTAATTATGATAGACGACGCCCGCGATCAGCGCGCCGTCCTCGATGATGCCGATCGCCTTCGCCGTCGACGGGAAGCCTCGCTCACGGCAGCGCGGGATCAGTTGCGCGACGAAGTCGGCAACGATCGCGTCATGTCCGTAAACGTAATCCAGCATCACAAATCGAATCCCAGATCGGGTGGGAATCCGGCCCACGGGTTATATGGATTAACGGCCTTGGCCTTGTTGGCGTCGTAGGCGCTCTGTTGGCCGGCATTGGCGGCAAGCCGTTGCGCGATCGCCGCGCGCCTGCCCTCCATGTCGTACTGGCCGCCCTGCGCCATCACCCGCAGCGCCTCCGGGTCGACGATGCCGCCCTTGTCGAGCAACGACATCCGGTTCGGGATTCGCCCCGAGCCGTACTGGTCGTAGCCTTGCGGCGACATCTTCGTGCCCTTGCCGAAGCTCGGCCCCGCGGCCTGCAGTTCGTCCGGGTTGATCCACTCCCCCGGCATCCGGGTCTGCTCGAGCCTTTGCGCGTTCATGCCGTGGTTGAGCGCGTTCCAGTCCGCCACCGCCTGCTCGGCGGGGGCGTAGCCCTTGACGTAGGCCGGCGCGAACAGGCCGTTGAGCGCGCCTTGCGCGTTATAGTCCGCGAACAACTCGCCCATTGTCTTGGGCGGGGCGGCGGCCTCGATAGGGGTTGCCGAGGCCTCGATCGGTACGGGTGCGTCTGCCATGCTGGTCTCCTAGACGTTGACGCCGCAGCGCTCGTACACCACCGAGTAGCTGATCAATTCCACGTTCGGTCGAACCGCCTGCGCCACGCTGACCTGCACGACGGGCGCGTGGGCGTAGCCGGTCTCGCCGATCGAGACCCAGCCGGTGTTGCGGATGTCGGGGCGCGACGCCGGCGCGTCGGCGTCCCACAGCGCGTCGTCCCACAGCCCTTGGTCCCAGACGTCGGCCAAGGGTTGCGCCTCCGCGGGGGGTGGCGGTGTCGGCAGGCGGACGATGTAGTCGGTGCAGGCCGCCAGTTGCGGCTGGAAGCTCCCCGCGAAGTTGGAGGCGAAGGAGGCCCGCGCCTGCCGCCAAGTAATCGTCTCGGGGCCTCCGGTCATCCGCGACCACGAGCCGACCATACTCGCGGTATAGGGCTTGCCGTCGTCGGTGCCGCCGCGGTCGGCCTGCATGATGACGCCGAGCTGGGTGCCGAAGAACATGTCCTTGCGCATCTTGATCCAGCACAGCGCGTCCCAGCCGGTGAACCGCGCCCATGCGCTGGTGGCGGTGTTGACCATGGCGCAGTACTGCCGCCCCGGCCTGCCACCCGGCCACGTCACGAACATCGCGCCGTATTCCTCCCACACCCGCAGTGTCCACGGCAGGTCATTCTTGTCGGCGACCTCGTCGCGCCACATGTTCTTGATCGGCAGGGTGATGGCGGCGAGGTCGAGCTGCTCGGCGGTCTTGGTGATGGCGGCGGAGACCGGCGTGATGCCGTCCGTGGTCGCAATCAGGAGATCGCCACCGATCGTGGTGTGGGCGTTCTTGCCCATCGGCGCGCCGATCTGGTAGCGGCCTTCCTGACGCCACGCCGCGGCGTTGCCGGGGTCGGAGCCGGTAAAAATCAGCAGCTCGCCTAAAGTTGTAACGAACACCAGCTTGTCGTCGATTCCGTCGCCGGCATCGACCGACCAAGTTGCGGCGAACATCAGCTTGCCGCCCTTGGTCGCCGCGCCGGACAGCGGAATCATCAGCAGCGCGCCTTGGATGGCGTTGAGCGGCAGGTACCATGCATTCATGCTGCCGCCTTCGATGAAGAACCAGCGGTTGCGGTACTTGCAGACATGAATCAGGTTCTTGCCGTGCTCGACCGTGGTGTCGGGCGGGCCGTGAATCTGGTCGGTATCCAGTCGGGTCCACGCGATGCCGTCGTAGCGCATCGGGTAGTCACCACCGTCATTGACGGCAATCAGGTAGTCGCCGGCCGCGTTCGCCAACTGGCTGGCGGAGTAGTTGCCATTGGTCTGGATGTCGGTGACCAGTTCGGGCGCACTCGACGAGACATTGTAAAGCGCAGTGTCCTGCGCCGCGAACATTTCGTGGTTGTTGCCTGAGGCATATTCGAACGCCGAGACCACGGGCGTCGGGTTCGGCAACGTGCACCACTTGATGCAGCCGGCCCGCAGCTTGAGGCCGCGCATGGTCGGCGACCAGTTGTCGAGCACGACGCAGCCACCCGGCTGCATGAAGGCCTCGTTCTCGTTCATGACCAGCCCGCGCGTCGGCGCGGCCAGCGTGATCGCCTGCATCCGCTGCGCGGCCTGCGCGGGGACTGGCTGGCGCTTGAAGGCGGCGAACTTGCTCATCTACAGCCTCGCGTCCACGTTGACGTTGCCGCCCGCGCCCATATAGACAACGGCCGGGCCGGTCACCAGCGCGGTCGATGTGCAATCGAGTTCAAGCGTAGTCGTTGATCCGTAATAGTTGCTCAGAGCGGTGATAGTCGAAATAGAACCGACACCCGTTAATATTGGAAGCGGACTTGTCAGCGTCGGCGTCGGGGAGGCGCGCATCGTAACCGGATGTCGAGCCGCCATTCTCCCTGCTGAAACAGTAGACAGCGCGATCCCCCGCAAAGGCGGCACGCCATTGTAAAAATACCGTTGACACGTCAGCAGCTCCTGATCGTAGGGCCGCATGATCAGTGACGACTGCGCGGCGGACGGAGCCTCGATGCCGGGGAGGACGACGACGCCGGTGATACGGAAGATGTCGGATGTCGCGGCAACACCGTTGATCTGGCCGGGGGCAGCGAAATAGTGACCCGCTTGCCAAGCGTTCGCGGCTGGAGCCGTATACGTGCTGCCGCAGGCAACTGAAAAAACCAGACTCAATCCCGTCGTGTTGTCTTTTGGCCATGTCCCGGTCGTGTCGCCGGGAATGGTGATGGTTTTATATTCAGCTACGTCGGCAACATTTTGCGTATAGGTGGCGATATAAGAGCGAGTGCTGCCGCTTTTCGCCGCAACGCTATAAACTCCTGTCCTGTGATGGATCGACCAGAACCCGATAGTGATCGGTTGCGCCCCGGCCTTGCCCCACCCCAATCGCGCTACACGATAGCCTTCGATTGGATGAGAGATCCAAGCGTACTCCCCCGCTGCCATCGACACTTGCGCAGTGGTGACGCTCAACGCGAAGAACTTCGTAAACCCTGCCGGTGTGGTCGAGTCCGCAGGCCATGTCGCAGCTACGAAAGCAAGAGTGCCAACATGATCCACCCGCCAGCCATCAATGAAATAGCCGTCGGTTGTTCTGGACGTTAGCTCCTGACTGACTTCCATCGAGCCGTTGATCTGCATCCCGTTATACGCGAGCGCATCGAACGGTGCGGCGTAAATTTTCGGATGAACATGATCCTCGCGCGCGTACTTCGTCGCAACGCCGACGACGGCGGTGGCGGCGTCCATCAACGGCAGCGCGGTGGCCGGCGGCGCGACGGTGGTGTCGAGCGACGCGGTGGTCCACTTCTCGCCGTCCCATTTATACTGCGGCTGTCCCGCCACCGCAGGCAGCGGGTACCTGTCGTTGACCGCAGGCGATGCCGGGAAGTCGAGCGCGGCCATGTCAGCGGCCTTTCGTCAGCGACGTGATGAAGTCTTCCTGTGACAGCGGCGGCTGGCCTTCCAGCGCGAGGATGCGGTTCTCGTGCTCGAACAAGAGTTCTTGCTCTTGCGTCGGCTGCTGCGGGACTTCTTCAGGCGGCACGTAAGGATCGGGTACGCCGCCGTCCTCGACCCACTGAAGATACTCCGCGTAATCACGATTAGCGGGATCGGCGGGGATGCACGCGCCGTCCTCAGTGCGGATCACGCTGTCGTTTGCGGTGAGTTGATAGTCTGCCATCAGAGCCTCGCGTTTGCTGCAAGTGTAAATGACGCATAACCGCTGGCGGATGACGCCGTTAGTTGTAAACCAAGTGTTTGCACCCCTCCGAAATTAAGATTTAGGCTGGAAGCAAGGGTATACGTGACATTACTGAACACTACAGTAGGCGATGCTCGCATCTCTGTTTTCAAGTTGTACAACGAGATCATGACGCCACTCGCCGGGACCTGAATAATGGTGGTATCTTTTGTGTAATACCGCTTGCACGCCGCCAGCTCGCTGGCGTAATCCGGCACCTTGAACGGCGGCGCGACCGCGCCTTCGGTGAGCGAGACGTCGAACAACTCGAACACGCTGTTGGCGACGGACATGAAGTTGTACTGGTTGGTGGAGCCGAGCGCATATTGGACCGTGCCCCACGACCCTGCCGCCTGCTGGAAGGTCGTGCCCACCATCAGCGTCCAGTGGATCGAAATGCAGGATGTATTGTCGGAGGCCCATGTCCCGACCATGTCGCCCGGAACTGTCATTCTCTTGACCGTGTCGGTGTTGGCTTCACCTGCCGAGATTGTGTATTCGGCAACGTAACTGCGATTTCCCGCGACGTTCTGAACCGTTACGCAGTAGGTGCCCGCAGGGGCCTTGACGCCGAATTGCACCGTAATGGTTTTCGCAGCAGAAGATCCGAAGCGTAGATCGGCGCAGCGCAGCCCCTCGATGTGCTGAACGATTTGAGAATAATCGCCCGCTCCCACCGAGGCGTCCGCCACCGTGGCGGTGACCCGCAAACGATTGAGTGATCCTCCCGGCGTCGGGCTTGCGACCTGCTGGGCAGTTTGCGTACCGGCGTTACTGGACGCCAGCATGAACTGATCAACTGCATAATAATAAATCGCCGATCCGGCCGTCGCACCGTTCTCCTGACTGATCATCATCGCGCCGTTGATGATGTAGTTCTTGCCACTGTAGAGCTTCGCGGTGTTGTCGGCGTAAGCCTTGAGCGCCGCCTCGTCGATTGTCGGGACCGCGCTCACCCACTGCGTCGAGTTGCCGTCGTTGTAGCGAAAATACAGTTGGCCGCTGTCGCTCTCCCACCACAGCGCGTTGTCTTGCGCGCCAACAGGCGGTGTGTCCGCAACGAGCACGGTCCCGCCATCGATGCCGGGTTCGCCCTGCTCTCCTTGAGGGCCGGGAGGACCGGGTACTGTGGAGGCTGCTCCTGCAGGCCCTGTTGGTCCTGCAGGCCCTGTCGCTCCCGGCGGACCCGGCACCGTGGAATCCGCGCCGGGTGGCCCTTGAATTCCGATCCCCGGAGGGCCGGTCGCGCCCGGAGGGCCGGGGACAGTGGAATCAGCGCCCGGAGGTCCGGGGGGACCGGGCAGGCCTGTGCCGGGAGGGCCGGGAGGCCCCGGTTGGCCTTGCGGGCCTTCCATCGCGACATTGAAGGCCGCGCCTGACGGCACCCATGCGCCACTACCACCCGTAACCACCGGCATACCCCCATGTGTCTACGGGACGGCTGCTGATCATGATCGGCGCGGGCTGGTCCTTTCCCATGGCGTAGGCCATGGCGTCGGTGAAGGTGCCGAGATCCTCGGCGTAGGGCGAACCCTTCTGGCTCTTCCATTGCCAGATCATGCCGAGCTTCAAGAGCCGTTCGTCGAGCGCGAAGCTGTCGGTGTCGGCGGTGAACGAATCGCCGTAGCCGCCGCCCGCCAAGGCCACGCAATTCTTGGAGAGGTACGCGAAGAACGCATTCTCGCCGTTCGCCAGCGGCGGCCAGACTTCAATCCGCCCGCCAAGGTTCGTCCACTCGCCATGAGCGTCGTTGTAAACCCGCGCCCGCCGCCGCAGCCACTCGTCGGTGTCGGAGATGAACCGCATCGGCGCTTGCTGGTATGTCGAGCGCCACAGGTTCGACGTCAGCAGCAGGCGCTTGTAGTCGGCAGGCAAGTCGAACGCCGACGTTACGCCGTCGCCCGCAATCGTCGCGGCCTTGCGCAAGAAGGTCCAGTCGGAGCTGTCGTAAGCAATGCGCTGCGCCATCTCGTTGGCGAGCGTCACCATCTCCGACATCGTGCGCTTGTCGACGCTGTTATTGAACACCGATGTCGGCAACAGGATGCCGGTGACCGCGCAGACATCCTTGACTACCGACAACAACGACATCTCAGGCCGCCTGACTTGGTCGAGCTTCCTGCGCCATGCGGACCAAGGTCTTGCGGGTATTGGAGCCGTGCGGAGCCTGCCCGGTGTTGCTGGCGATATAGTCGCGCAACTGCTCCAGACTCATACCGTCGAACTCGGCATCCACCCTGTCGGGATTGGCGACCGGCTTGGCGGCAAGGTCTTCCTCGAGGATGGCGTTGCGGGCGCGCAGCGCTTCCAGTTCGGCGATCAGTTTGGTGTTGGTGGAGTTGACCGCGGAATCCTTGATGAACTCCATCGCCTGATTCTTGAGGTCGCGACCGTTATGGCCCAGCCGCTTCAGCTCCGCGCCGTCGATCGCCGCCAAGGCCTCGACGGTGTAGACGTTGAGCGCGCGCAACTCGGCGCGCCGTGCCTCGGTCAGGAACGTCATGAAAACCAGTGGCGTCCCTTCCTTGGTCTGCTGGGCGTGGGCCTTGAACTGGTTGTACTGGTGGGGAAACCGCTCGGCGTAAGTCAGCGGCATTTGCTCGCCGGTGATCGGGTTCTTGTCCCAGTGCGACACCGCGTTGGCGGGATAGACCCCAACGTTGCTTGATCCGGGATAGCGCAGCTCGCACACCTCCCAGTCGTCATAAATCTGGCGGCCTTCCTTGGCGCTCTTGGCTTCGTTCTTGAACGCCATCTGCTTGAAAACGGCGACAATCGATGCGTCCGGGTGGACGGTGGCCTGACCGTATTGCGGCATGATCTCTCCTTAAAGTTTATTGGGCGATGACCGGGGACCGCCTCGGTAACAGTCCCCGGCTTCGCCACCTCACCCCCGTCTTTTAAGCAGCAGGGTTAGAGTCGTAGAACCTCCAGTTCAGCATCGGGTTGGTCATGGTGATTTCACCCATCCAGCCGATGAACTGCGCAATAGCGTCCTTGTCGATCGGCATCATGCCGTCGCCCTTGAACACCTTGTCGAAGTTGCGGCCGGGGTGATAGCGCACCCTCAAGGAATCTGTGTTGAGGCCGAAGGTGGTGTTAGCCGGCATGTTGCTGCCGATGCCGCCGTCGAGCACGATCTCGGCGCGCTTGCCGCCGCCGATATACTCCAGCGCCGAGAAGCCGAGCTTGCCCATCGAGGTCTCATTGGTCTGGCGCTGGATCGCCACGGTTGCTGCGTCGTAGGCCGCGTAGTGCTCGGGCGACATCAGCAGCAGGTCGGCGTAGTCGCGGCCGCGTGACTGCTTGGTCATGATATAGTTGAGCATCGGGCGGATGGTGGTGGCGTTGACTTGGGTGCCGAGCGCCGGGACCATCGAGTTGGCGTCGTAAGTCTTGGTTTGCCAGATCGTCGCCGTGGCGCGATCGAAGCCGCCATAGACGCCGGCATTGGTGATGATCGGCACCGCCGTGGCGAGGCCGGTGATCTGCTTGCCGCCGTTGGCGGAGCCGTCGCCGTAGAGGCCGGCGTCCATCGCGTCTTCCAGCGCGCGTTCGGCGGCCTCCATGTAGCTGTCGAGCACGTCCTCGAGCTGGTTCTCGCCCTCGTTGTTGAGGATCTCCTGCATCGACAGGATGATGGGCACCACAACCATCTTGGGTTCGAAGTAGGCGTCGTTGAACAGGTCGATCGCCGGATTCAATAGCTGATCGAATCCGGAATACCACTGCGCGACCTGCTTGCTGACCTGCAGGGTTTGCCGGATTCGCGGTCCACTGTAGGTCTGCCACAGGCCCTTACGTTTCAGGACTGCGAGCAGCGCGTTGTTGTTGGAGACGAGGTCGATGTAGGTCGAGGAGCGAGATTCGAGCGACATGCTCAGGATCTGCTGATACTGGGCGTTGGTTGTCAGATTGGCCATTG